ATGCCGAAACCGGAGAACATGCCCTATCTGATTGAGATCGAAGACTGGCGCGCACCCTACACCTTCGGCATCAGCCGGATAGCGGATGAAGGAGGTGACCCGTTCACTGAGTACCGTACGATTGAATTCAGCGGTGGGATCATCGTTCCTGATCTGCCGAAAACGAAGAAGGCGGAGATATTGGTTTGGCCCGAGACTTACCTAAATCCGGCCGGCAGAACGAGGGCAGAGCCAACGGCAGTAGGGCATGCGTCAAGCAGCGCGGGTGTCTTGAGGTGCCATCTCTTTTTGCCTGCGGAGATGTACTTGCCGCTCATATCGGTCTCTGCGGCACAAAAGGTCCGCTACCTCAATTTTGGGGGCGACAAGCTGCGTTACGGCAATGCGAACATTCGGTCCTACACATTCGACCATGACGCTCCCCCGGACCACGTCAAAGAACTCCAGGAAATCTGGGCGGCTGAGGCGAAATCCCGCCGAGATGCTTCCAGGAAAAAAGCGAAGTAGGCACTAGCATTGCCACAGTGAGGTAGCCGCATTCGATCTACAAGCTTGGTGAGGACAAGGGATGATGAAGATGAGACTGCTGTTGTCTGCCGTGGCGTTGCTGGCCCTCACCTCGATAGCGCCCGCTACAGCTGCGCAGTTCCAGATGTGCGGCCGAGATCGGCACACCTGCGTCGTCGATGGCGACACTATCTGGCTCAACGGCCAGAACCTGCGCTTGGAGAGCTATGACACTCCAGAGCCTTACAACGACATCTGCGGCGGCCGGGCCGAGGTAGCCTTAGCGCGCCGCGCCAGCGCCCGGCTCCTCGAGCTGCTGAACTCAAACGCCTTCACTGTGGAAACGGGAGGCCAGGATCGCTATGGGCGAGTGCTTGCCACCATCAGGATCGGTGGGCGCGACGTCGGCGACATCCTGATCAGCGAAGGTTTGGCCCGCCGCTGGCCGAATGGTGAGGAGTGGTGGTGCGACTAGGACCGCCATTCGATGACACGTACCCGCCACTCAGTGGAGGCGTGAAAGCGCCTCGGACTTCGGACGCAGAAGGTGTGTTTCGAGCTTCCAGTCTACCGCCCTTTGTGCGTCCTCGGACAGGGCCGCCACGGGCTTCTTTTCCTGGTCGTGGAAGCTGCTTACTGGTGAGTTGGTGATAGCGTTCAAATAGATTAGGCCACCATAGGTAAGGTGGCCTGGAATGGGCGGAAAGAACAGCACCCTAAACACTAGGTCGCCGGCAATCTGGTTGAAGAAGTGGAAGAACTCCTCTGGGGAGTGCTCCGCCGTAAAGGCTTCCACGTAGTGCTCTAGCGGAATTATTGGGCAGATCAGGACGCGGTCGTTGAACTGTCGAGCATTGTCTTGATCGACGTCGCACTCGTGCGTCAGCACGTACACCAGTCCCTCTACCGCATCAAAAAACCCAGGCTCCTCCGCCTCCATAGCATAGCGGACGTCTGCGTATATTGTCCCGACCCCGAGGGCTAGGCCATCCGCATCTCCATAGAAACGTCCCCACCTAGCGCCCATCTTGCTGCTGGCGATCTGCAGCGCCCGATCACCAATGTCAGCCATGAAGGAAATACCTTAGCGGCGGCGACCGACAACGCGAACAGAGGAACGAAGCGCCTTCATCATAATACGCTGGTGATCAACGGACATGTACACCGACTTCCTAGGAGCGGTGAATTCTACACGAGCGGCCACGGCAATGCTCGCGGAGGATGTTTGATAGTCACCTGCCGGAGGAGCGTTATGCGAAAGTGGCAAAGCATCTGTGAAGAAGGCAGACGAAGAACCGTAAGATGCGGTTAGGATCGCATAATCAGAAACGAGCATGGGTCAAACTTTCTCATTCATTTTAGCGACCACAGAATCAGGCATCAGCTCAAAGAAGCGATCCTTTTCAAAATTGTGCCCCTGCTCCACGTAGTCAAGTATGTTCGCTGGGCTTGAGAAAGACACGTGATCGCGATTGAAGACGTCTATGTCGATGAGAGCGCTATAGGATCGGTTCACTGCAGTCTGCACGAACTCGGGCGTCGCAATGCGGACCATGCTTGAAAAGGTCTCACCATGCTTCTGGTAGTTCAAATTCAGTGCATGTGTGAGAGCGCTGCCTCCTACCATAACGTCGCAGTCCAAATCTGCGACACTTTCCACTCCATGCTCAAAGGACAGGAGGTTGATGTAGCGTAGCCCCACTCGCCTAACGCGCGCGCTCTTCACAGACTTGAAGAGCTGCTCGATCATGCCAGAGATGCCAGGTCTCAGGGCATTCCAGCCTGGGTAATTTCCGAGACAGTGATACGACACAACGCGGGGACCGATCTTGACCGCGAACTCTGGACTGCCGGGCAGCCGGACCTCCAGAGTAGGTTGATCTCGCAGATTCGGATCCTGCTCCCTTATCTGGGGAGGGAACTCAGCTAAAGGCAGCCTGGTCATCTGGCCGCTCGACCATCCTGGGGCGTCCGCAAGACGACTCACCACGAGCTCTGGCAGGCTACTGCTCTCTTCTGAGTCGAAGCGCAGCTCGCAAAGCGCTTCGATCACAGGGTTGATCTGCAGTCTATCTGGCCGCTGGCTCGTCACGTACTTCGCTCCTAGTCCGAGTCCCGCGTACCCTTAGAAGTTTGCTCATCGTCACGCAATCCACGAGGCCCCTCGCCGTCACCCCGCTGCAAGATCTCATCATCCTGCTAAAAATGTCGTAACGCTTCTTTTGCCCTCCGGCGTCTACTTACCCGACCGCACAATCTCTCTGGTCAGCTCACGAATATCGGTCCGAGCATCGCGCATCTCGGATTCCACCGACTCGGACGCGGCAGTGTTCTCCTGCATCGCCTTGGTGTTGTTGTTGGTCGCAGTGCTGAGGCGCCCAACCGCAGCGATCAGCTCATCTGCCTTCTTGCCGTCTATTACCGCCCCAAGTATGCGAGCGTTGTCTGTGGTTGGCGGAGCTCTCTTCCCCATACGTTCACCGAACCATGCCAGCCCGACGATTATCGCCAGGCAGACGACGAAGAGCACAACAGCCCACGCCGGGAGTTGCGAAAGATCAGGTAGGGCCACTGCTCTCTCCGACGTCTTTGGATGCCCGCAGGATGTTGGCCAACTCCAAGACGGCGAAGGCTGGGTAAACAGCAAGCCATGTGCTGATCACGCCCGAGGCGGCGAAGGCGCAGGCCCAGCCCACGAATATGAGGCATCCAACGCCAGCCGAGACTTGCCGGATGCGAGGGGTTACATGCTTTCTGGCGCCGTTCACGACGAGCCCGATGAGCCTCATCACGCCCATGATCACCATGATCCAGCCGAGCAGGTTCTCGTCCCCGAAGAGCATCCGAAACCCTGCCCACGATGGCTGATCGAATGTCACCTCGGGCAGCAGGAGAACGACGCCCAGCAGAGCGGTGACGATCGCCAGGAACCACTCCGGCAGTCGAGGACCAAACCTATGAGCGACTTGCACCCATAGGGCTTGGCCTGAGTAGGAAGGCCGGTCCATGGTCATTTCCCGTTCAGCACATCCCAGAGGGTGCGCCTGGGCGGGATGATTTCGCCGCGATGAACCACGGCCGGCTTGTCAGGCGCGACCCGTACCGATGTGCCCTCGACGGTCTTGAGCACGGTCTGCGGCCGCACCGTCGCGCGATAGCTGTTGATCTGGGCAAAGGCCCATAGGCCGAAGCCGATCAGCGCGCCGATGGTGAGCCCACCACCCTGCCCCGTCACGATGGCGATGATGGTGGCCTGATACTCGGCCGGCATCGAGTTGTAGAACGTGACGAGCGCCACGATCAGGCCGGTGAACTCGGGGATGCGGCGGACAAGCCACTGGACGGCTACATTTTGCAGAATGTTCATGGTGGTGCGCCTCCTGAGCGCAGGGCTAAAATGCGATGGTGAATTCTTCGGCGTTGTCGTGCCGGGGCGTGTAGATCAGGGCTGGATCAATCTTCTCGCCGTAGTGACCGGCAAGCAGGTTGTGCAGCTCGTAGGGCGGGCGTTCTTCAAAGATCAGGAAGGGATCGTCCACGCGGTCGGTGCGCTTGAACACGCGCTTTCGCTTGCCCAGCGGCCCCGCATTGTCGCGTAGCCGCGTCATGACGATCCAGTCGACGTTCGCTGGGCAGCCGCGAGTGGAATAGAGATTGCCCCACCCCTTCCATTCGTCACCGTCGCCGAACACAAGGCCGACGCACCGGGCGTAGATATAGCCGTCGCCGGCATCGTACTTCGCTTTCCAGAACATGAATGGCGCTCCTCTCAGAACAGCGGGACGTTGGTGGCGACGAACCAGATGCCAGCGCCGATGGCCGCGACAGCAATGGCCGCATAGAGCCACAGCGGAGCCCGCTGACCGGGTTTGCGGGGCGCTGTGGCTGGCGGTTCGGGGTGGCGAGGAATGTCAGGAGGTGGCGGGCTGGGAGTGTAAGCACCAGCCTTCAGCGCCTTCTCGAACTGGATGGCATGGCCACCGATCAGCGCGGCCTTGTCGGTGCCGTTGACGGTACGGCGGGCCTGAATGAATTCCTTCAGGTCTTCATCATCGCTCTCGTCCACATCATCGATGCAGTCGGTGAGGCCCTTGCCGGTGAACCAACCTTCCATAGTGCCGACAACGAGGATGCGGGCCGAAGTGGCGAGGTCTAGCGCCAGCTCTGGCCTTGCTTCGAGATCGATCCCCAGCTTGTCGCCGGCAAAGCGATAGTTTCGCCGGCCGGTGATCATGACCTGGCCCCTGCCCCGGTATCGGTAGCCGTCCCCCGCCGCCGTGTTGCCGAGCCGCTTCCCGATGCTGGTGCCCGGCTCATACTTGTTGAAGTAGGAGCGCGGCCCATACTCGGTGATCGGCTGCATGGTGCCGTCCGTCTCGCGGATCGGTGTGGCAAGGACATAGGACAGCCGGTGGAGGCTACCGTCGCCGTAGCGGTCCCAGGCGTCGAGAATGGCGTTAATGCCGTCCACCTGCCCTTGCTTCAGCGAGCCGCCGAACAGATGCTTGCGGACGTGCGCAAAGAAGGCCTCTGGTTTCAGAAGCATGGTCAGACCTCGTTTTGGAGGATGGGCAAAGAAAACCCCGCCGAAGCGGGTCGGTATCGTGTCGACAGGCTAGTCAGCGGCAGAGATCGGGCGTTCAGCAAAACGGCGTTAACCGTGCCTCCTTACCCTTTCTTCGCCACGGCATGAGAGCTTCAGCAAAGACCAACGGAAGGTAATGAGCATGAAGAAGCTGATGGCGATCGGGATCAGTCTGCTGCTGTCGACTGCAGCTGCGGCTCAGGACAGCGGTGAATTCGACGGCTTCTACGTGGGTGGCGTCGTCAGTACAGCGCCAGCGGGCAACAACGACCGGTTCGAGGGTGCCGCTCTGGCTGGCTATCGTTTCGAGGCGGCGAGCAACCTAATCGTCGGCGTGGAGACGCAAGGCTCTCTTGGATTCGACACGCTGCGCGCGCCATATGTCGGAGCACAACTCACCGGGCAGGTTGGCGCCGTTGTTGGCGGTAACGTCCTTCTGTTCGCGCAGGCGGGTGTTGCAGTTGAGGACTACACAGACAATACCTTCCTCAATCCCCCGGCAACGACGAGCGCGGTTGCTGGGGTCGGCGTGGAATTTGCGGCTAACGAAGCCATTTCGTTGCGCATGGACGCAGTCGGCTTCCGCCGGCTGGAAGGCCGGGATGTTCCGGCAGCACGGGGCAGCGCTGGCGTCGTGTTCAAGTTCAACTAATCACAAATGCTTAGAACGAAGACAAAGAAGCCCCACGGGGCTATGGCCGGGTTCGTGCTGGCAAGTTTAGCGCTGCTGTTGGTGCTTGTATTCGCACTTTGGCAACTGGCGACGTGACCGTCGATTTGCTTCGCGCGTTCGGATAATGTGCCGGTGCGCGTCCGTAGTCCGCGCAAAGACCTCCAAAGGTCGGCCCCTGTGCCTTCTACCCGGAGCACAGGGGCTACGCTGACGCCCGCCCGGCCATGGGGAAGTCGCGCCAGCTCGCGTAGAGCTTGCTCATGGTATGAACTCCGATGTTGAGGTGTGCGTTATCGAGCCGCCCAAGCGGGATGGGCTAGAGGGTTGGCGGCGCCGAAGCGGTTGACATTGCGACCAGGTTGGCGATGTCAAGGTTGGTGCGTAAAACGGTCATGCTCATGTCTCTTGCGGGATTATCTTCACGTAAACCGTGTGCAGGCCCAAGTCGCGGGCGGCGGAGGTCATATTCGAATAGTACACGGTGACGTTGCCGGCAGCAGTCACGCTACCGCGCAGAAATAGGCCCTCTGTGGAGATATTGGCCCAAGCCTCGACGCGCATACCTACAGAAGCGCCCGTGACTGCGAACGTCTGCTCGATCTGATCCCCCTTGGCGACTGACACCGGGTTCCATGCGGTGCTGCCCTTTAGCACGCCGGGGTCGCTAGCCTTGTTGGTGGTGGTAATGCCGCCGCCGCGACTATCCGCCAGCCCCTGCGGCGGGCTGAAGGTGCCGGTTACGTTGGTGATGCTATCGAGATAGATGCGCCCGCCCAGCCCGAGGCGCTGCCCCGGCGCCGTGGTGCAGTTCTTGATTTCCATGTCGGCAACGCAGTCGATGCGCGCATCAGCACGGGTGCGAACACCGATATTGCACTTGTTGGCCTTGCCGCCCACCAGCACCTTGCTGCCGCCCGTAGCGTCGATGCCCACGTTGCCGGCGCCGCCAAAGTTACCCTGCACAAGCGACATGTCGCAGCCAACCTGCGCCACCACATTGGAGTCGAGATTGCCCGATGCAGAAAAGCCCTGGCCGTCGAAACGGGATTGGATAGAGCTTAAGCCGTAGTTATCGCCACCACATGCGGCCCAATTGTCGAGGTTGCCCCAGCTTTGCAGCAACCCCCATATACCGCACCGCTGCGCCTCGAAGGAGCCGCCATAGCCGTGGCAGTAAAGCCCCGCATTGTAGCGGAGCACGAAGTTGTTCGTTTCGTGGTCATTGGTGCCGCCGTCGATGCCGGAAACATAGAAGTCATCGGCGTGCAGAACACAGAACGGGGCCACGTCCACGATGCCGTTCTGCGCACCATTCGGGGGCTGGTTGATGCCGCGAATGCCCGAATGGAGATAGACCCAGATGGAGCCCGGCGAGGACAGCGCCGTGATGGCCAGCGCCGATGTCATTTCATGACTAAAGACTGCCAGCGTCACATCGAGGTTCGGCGTGTCGACGGCATGAACGCGCCAAATGCCGTCGAGCTGATCCACGTCAGCGCCCGTACCCATCGGGTTGCGTACGCGAATGGCGGCTCCTGCCCGAATGCCAGTGGCCGGGAAGCTGGCAAACCGCACCTTGATAAGATGCACGCCGCTGGTGAAGGTGACAGACTGCAGCGAGCTGACGGTGAGCCCCACCGCCGTTTCGCCGCGCACCTTGATCCGGTTGCTGGCCGGGTGACTGTAAACAAAGCCCTTGCCGTCAAACAGCATCTCGCCCGTGAACAGGAACTCCAGCACGAATTGCGGGTGGCTGTTGAGCGGGATCGGCAGGGTATCGGCCAGCTTTGGCACCTGGCCAGGGAAGATCCAGCCCAAGGTCGCGTCATGCGCCGCCTGCAGGGACGTAAAATCCTTGCCCACGCCCACTGTGATCTGCATCGGCTCGCCATCGGCGAAGAGCGGTACAAGGAACGGCTTGCCAATAGCGACGGCCGCTCTCCAGGCGAGGGTTGCAGCGGCGCGGCTCGGCGCATCACCTGAAAGGTCAGAGCCGAGCATCTGCGCAACGACGATCCATTCCGCGAGTTCGTACCAGACGACCGTCACGCCATCTGAAAGCATGATGGACAGCTTCCCCCCATGGCTCGGCTCGGCCACAACCTTCTTGTACAAGGCGCCGCCGCCGTCTCCTGCTGAAGCGTAGCCAGCGGTGCGGATTTTGTTTGGAGCGACAACGGGGCTGTAACTGGCAACGGCATAGGCGCGGCTGTCGAGTTCAGGTTGCGTAGATGACGCAGCGGCAGCGGCGGCGATGGCGGATGCCTCAGAATCCCCCGCCCAGGTCTTAGATGACTTGTCATTGACCCCATCCCCTCCCGCATCAACGCTGATGGGATCGGGGGATTGTGCCCATTCCTCGGCATAATTCTTGTTGTCCAGCGTTTCGTTGGCCCAGATCTCGACTTGGGTCGCGATCCCATCAACATCGCTTTCGGTGCGTAGCTTGTAGTTGGCGCCTTCATCGCTGAACCAGTACGTACGGCCAGCGATCCACTGTCCGGCGATCAGGGAGTTGCCGCTTGCGGTTAGCACTTCCTTGCCGTTGATCGTGACCGGCCCGGTATTATCACCGGGGGCCTCGATCCACAGCATCACCACCGCGCTGTCGGCTACACCGGTAGCAATTTCCGCCTCGATGGCATCGGCCGTGCCGCCCGTCACGTTCATGCGGGCCAGACTGTCATAGAGCGGCCGGTCGAACACCCACTCCTCGGCGACCGTGTCGTAGTGGTAGAACCCGGCATCCGCGCCAGTCGTTACCTTGCCGCCGACACCGATATCCGTCGGAACGAAGGCCTCCAAGGCGATCAAATTCGGGAAAGTCGCAGTACCCGCCTCGAGAGCTGAGGCCAAGTCCTCGACGTCGCGTTCGCCCGCGGTGCCAATCGCCTGATAGCGGCGCACGTACTGCTGCAGCGGCTGTTGCGACGGGCCGGTGAAGACGCGGATGTAGTAGCTGCCGCCGACGACGTGAAAGGCGAACTTGCCCTCACTGTCGGTCGTGATCGGGTTCCCAAGAGCAACAGTGCCTTCGCGGTCCGCCCAGAGGGGAACAACCGGGCGTCCCGGCTGGTCTCGACGCACTTCCACCGTCGCATTGGGGATCACGTCACCAGCCAAGTTGACGGCAACGCTCTCATAGCGCGCAAGGGCCATGTTCTCAGTCTCCAGTGATGTTCAGAATTGGCGCCTGAGCGCTAGATTTGAGGGCCGAGGATCGACCCGGAGCCGGTGATCACCACCAGCCCGATACCTACGATTGCCGGGCCGGCAGCCCCTCCGGCGCCGGGGCTACCTACAGGCGAACCAGACTGTGCCGTGCCAGGTAGCCCGGCCTGCCCGGGACCACCGCCTGTGCCCCCGGAAACGCTCGGGAACGGGTATTCCGATTCCCAAAGCGCGTCCTTGGTCCAGGAGTAGCCGCCGAGCCCTCCATCCGTAGCTGTGCTGGAGCTGCCCTCCTGAGCCTGGTCTGGCCCAAAACCGCCGCCGCCCGTGACGTTACCGGCACCACCACCGCCGCCGCCGCCGCGCGTGTTGAAGGAGAACCCGCCACGAGTTGCAGCACCACCACCGCCACCGCCGCCGCCCCAGATTTCACCCGACTGCAATTCGATGTCGATCGGCACCGTGGCAAGCAAGGCCACACCGCCTGCAGCACCAGGCTGCGCGTCGGTGTACGCGTTCTGCGTGCCGCCCCGTCCGCCCTGCCCGCCGCTGCCCTGCACCCGCCCGCGCATGATGAGCTTGAGGGTTACGACACTGGTTGGAACGACGAAACCGTGAGCGCCGGTCCGCCGGTTACCGATCGGATGGTGCGCCCTGATGGCAGGATGAAGGTAATCGGCAGCTTATCGTCTTCCGACGCGGTGCCGAAGTCGCTGTAGATCGAATCGTAGACCGCGCGCAAATCGACGTTCGGTCCGTCACCCAGCGTGATTATGCGCTCCACCGGGCTGTCTGGCGGAGGTGGTGGATCGGGGTCACCGATGTCGCCCAGGTCCAGGTCGGCGAAGGTCATTTCCTCGGCTTCGATCTGAAAGCGATCGGGCAGCGGATTTAGCCGGGTGATCTGGATTGGCACGTCGACCTTGACACCAGTCTCGTCCTGCATCGGCCAGCCGGACAGCAGGTAGCCCCCACCCTGCTCCACAACTAGCCCGCCTTCCTGGCGGAACATGGAGAAGCTGAACTTGCGCGGCGGATTGCGGAACCGTCCGATCTGGATGGCGCCGACCCGTGATGCGGTATTGGTCTGGAAACGGGCAATCCAGCGCGAAAATACTTCCTTGAAGGCCGGGGTGCCGTAGTCTTCCGCAGCCTGCCCGGAACGAAGGAAACGGCTCTCCCGGTAGCTGGTGAACTCGTTCAGCGGGTGAAGCGGGCTGCGCAGGGCATAGTTGACCATCATTTCCGAAAGCCGCTTGGTGGGCTGCTCTCGAATGGTCAGGCTGCCCTCATCCACATTGCTGGGCGTGAGCCGACCTGCCGTGGTGAGGATCTTGCGCAGGGCCTGGAACCTGATCTTCTGCGCCAGGTCGTCCCACCAGATGGCCAGCCCGACCTCATGGATGAGTTCGTTGACCAGCTTTCGGACTGCTGTCGGCTCGGCGATGTTGCCGGTGTAGAGCCGCCCGATATAGGCGTCGTCTTCATCGTGCCAGTCGTCCAGGTTGATGTAGGCCGGATCGATCGCGCCGTAGACGGTCATCAGGTCATAGAGGACGTCCGAGACCTTCTCCTGGTCGTAGCGGAGCAAGGTCTGTATCCGGTCTCCCTGTTCATGTTCGGCCGCATCCGTACCAAGGCGAGCGCGGACGATGGTCAGCGTATCGCCGGACCGGGTGAAGGCCACGCTCTCGGCGCCGCCGATGGTGACATAGCCAACGGCGGCATATTCGGCGCCGATGCCCGCCGGCTGCAGTGTGGCAGATACGTCGGACGGTGCCAGCATAACCGTCGCCAGCTCGCCATTGTTCGGCCGCGGCGCCAGCGCCCGGTCGTCATCTAGGAACTTCAGGATATCTTTGGCCGTGAGCGAGTAGCGCCCATCCAACGACGGCCCGTCGAAGCTCTCGATGAAGAAGTGCCGCGTGTCCATGTCGGCAAGTGCCTGGTCGGCAAAGCCCTGTATCCATCGGATCGGGCGGCCCTGCAGGTATGGCTGGCGAGCGCGGAACTTCCCCCAGTGGCTGCCCTGCCTGTAGGGATCATAGCCCCGCTCGGTCGAGTACGGGTCATAGCCCGGTCCGACGTCGGAATGCCGATGATCGCGGAACGTCACCTTCAGGCTGGAGCGGGTGCCCAGCGTTTGACCCAGCGAGATTTCGCCGGCCGTGAAACTGATATTGTCGTGGCTTTCGATGTTCGGGATGGCCGGGATCGATCGCGGCAGGAAGTCACCAACATCAACGGCAAAGCGCAGCGTGGTGGTGGTCTCGGTATAGCTCTCGATAGCCTGACACGTGCGCCGGGTGTTGGTGCACTTGACCGCGCCGGTCACGCCGAGTTCGGCCATGCACGGCGCAACGCCATAGACCAGCGTGCAGACCGGAACGTCGACCTCGACATATTGGACGCGCTGCCGGATCATTCGACAATGCCCCCAATCTCGAAGGTGATGTTGACCCAGCCGGCCTCAATGAACGTCGGGCGCGGGTCGCTGGTGAGCCACGCATAGCCCGCTTCTTCCGGGTGACTGTCCGGAAACCCAGAATAGAAGAACGTTGCTCCTCTGCCCTGTTTAACGAACGGGCGCATGTTTGCTCGATACCAGTCATCGCGCAGATACTGGAACGCTAGCTGCGTATTGAGTTTCTGGCTCAGCATAATCGAGCCCAGGTAGTCCCCGGCCTCGGAATTCCCCGTCGTGATGCGGGTGCTGCGGCCGTCGATTAGCGGCGTGTGGCCGAAGGGGATGCCAACTGGCATAACCATCATGTGCCCCACATGCGCCACAGCGATCTCTGGCGGCGTTGCCAGGGGCGTCAGTTTGAGCCGGACCGCATTGGCCGTCGTCTCGAGGAACCGCACAAGAATAGGCGCATCATTGGCGACAACGAAGCCATCGATCAACGATGACCATTCGCCGCTGTCGAAAAGCTGAACCTCTACCTCAACGATGATGCCGCCCGATCCAAGATTGTGCCGGGCAATGCCCAGGTAATCGATGGGCTCTTCCTCGTTGATCGCAAACGTCACGTACTGGACGTCAGTGCTGGCTGACTTCCACAGCAGGTTCGTTGCCGGGTTGGCGAGATTGGTGGCCGGATAGAAGTCGACGGAGCTATCCGCAGACGTGCCGGCCACCGTGATGTCGTTCTCCCAGCCCAAAACAGGGGCAGTGAGGTCGTAATCCGCTGCTGCTGAAAGAACGAGAGACGGCGAAAGGATCAGCGCCATCAGGCCACCTTGATATTGAGTATGCGGCCGTCAGCGGCCCGCGCTTCGATGGCGCGAAGGAAGGCTTCGACGTTCTCGCCGCTGTACATCGCGCTCCGGTCCAGCCCATGCAGGGTGATGTCCAGCCGATCTGGCGACTTTTCGGTTTGCTGGCGCTGCGGAGCATTGGGCACAGATGCCGCGGACGACGCCCTGGGTGTTCCACCTGAACGCGAGGTCACGGATTGCATCGACGCGATCTGAGCCGCCGTCTGCGCCGCGGCGAGGCCTGCATAGAGCATACCCAGTGGAGGCCCGCCCAAGGCCGCGCCAGCCGCGTAGGAACTGGTGACAGCCTCCCATCCCTTGATCAGCGCCGATGCAATCGAGATGGCCTTGATGATGCCGAACTGCTCGTCCCCAGACTGCCCCATTGCCTGGGTCACGGAATCGAGCGTCGAGGAAATCCTGTTGGCGGTTTCCGACATTGCCTTGGACATGCGCTCGGCATTCTTTGCCACCGCATCGCCGAGATCCTCGACTGCAGACTTGGCATTGCGCGCGCCGCCGGCAATCTTCTCCATAGCCGCGTCGGTCGTGTCGGCGGTCTCACTCAGGGCTGGGATGTTGTCGTTTGCCACTGCGATCTGGTCGTTGAAGCCGGTGACGGCTTGGGATGCAGTGCCCCATGCGGTCGTAACCGCCTCTGACCATTCGCCGATATAGTCCTTCTGTGCGTCGACCATCGCTTGGTTGATGGCGCCAGGTAGCGCGTTGGCCGCGCCAGTCTCTTCCCCCTTGAAGCCGGAAAGGTCCGCGCCCTCCATGTCGCCCAGGCCGGGGATATTGCGCAGAGCACCGACGATCCCGTTGATGCCGTTCTGCACGATGTCGATCGCGCCATTCATGGCCCGCGTAAAAATGTCGGAAAACGCAGCCGGAAGCATACCCCACGCCACGATCACCGCGTCATAGGCGCCCTTGAACAGGCCAATCATCGTATTGGCAACGCTCTTGAACACGCCCACTACGTCGACGCCGATGGCCTGCTTGATCTGGTCCCGGAACAGGAACGCCGCTGCAACGGCCCCGGCGATAGCTGCAACCAAGAGCCCGATCGGATTGGCCATCATCGCCAGCGTCAGGGCCTTGACCGCCCCAACCATGGTCGTGCCAATGGCGACCGCTATCGATCCGACGCCGGCCAGGATTGATGGCCCAAAATAGGTGGCGAGCGCAGCGCCGACGACCCCCGCATAGCGCGCGACCTCGATGAGACCACCGACCAGCACCTCGGAATTCTGCGATAGCCAGACCATCGCATCCGTGGCCCGCACCAGCGCAGGCAGCACGGCCGCCATCACCTGGTTGGAAAAGCCCATGGCTGCCGAACTAAGCCGGGTCAGGTTGTCGTTGAACTGCTCGGCCGACTTCGCGGTGCTGTCGGTCAACGTGATGCCGAGACGGTCAGCCTCGGCCGTCATGGCGGCAAGGCCGCCTCGACCGGCATTGAGCAGAGGGATTAGCTGCGCGCCTGATCGGCCAAATATCTCAATGGCCGTCGCGGTCTTCTGTGCCCCATCCTCCATACCGGCAAAGCGCTCGGCAATGTCGCCAAGCACATCAGTCGAGCTACGCAATTTGCCTTCTGAATCCACAGCGGCAAGGCCCAGGGCATCCATGGCTTTCGTTGCGGCGTTGCTGGTCCCGTTGGCCATGTCGTTCATGGTGCGGGAAAGACGGCCCATCGCAGTGTCCAGCGTTCCCGCAGAGACGCCCGAGAGGTCCGCCGCATAGCGCAGGCGAGACAGGGCTTCAGTGGTCACGCCTGCTGCCTGGGCCGACTTACGCATCGCGTCAGCGTTGTCGATCGATCCTTTGACCATCACCGCCATGCCAGCCGCCGCGGCGGCTGCAGCGGCGGCGACCGCAGCAAACCCGATCTTGGCCGCATGGGAAAAGCCGTCGACTTCGGACTTGGACTTTTTCATTCCGCTTTCAAACTGCGCGGAATCAAGTCCCAGCGTTACGCGAAGTGCGCCAATCAGACTCATGAAGTCGTGCCCCCTGTTCGCGCCGTCCAAGCCATCGCAATGGCAATCTGTTCGTCCGGCGTCTGCCCGCCCTTGCTGAGCTTCTGGCCGCGCAAGAGAGTGTCCAACTTGACGAAGTCCGTGGATTTTACCGGCGCGTACGCCGTGAAAAATGCTGTGTGCCAGGCCAGCCAAGCGGCCTGGTTGTGTTCGCTGTCCAACCGCCTATCGGCAGCCTCGATGCGCAGGAAGCATTCGCGGGGCGTCAGTGACCAGAAGTGCTCTGGATCGAAGCCCCGCTCCACGTAGGCCGCTAGGAGGCCCTCGTAGTCCCATCTGCCTGCGCTTCGGGAGAAGGGCTTTCACCACTCGCCTCCGCTGCGTCTGGGTTTGCTGCCAGAAGAGCATTGGTGAGTGCCGAGAACACGGCGGCAAATCCGACAGATGAAACGATGCAGCCGGCTTCCTTCTCCGTAATCTTTGGATGATGCTCGATCAGGGCACCCCAGAGCACAGCGCGGATGATCTTCGCCCGCAGCTTTGTCGGATCCGACTGCATGTCCGAAAGCATCTGCCCGATCTCGATAATGCCTTTATCGAAGTGATCCTCGAGGTGGCACATGGCATTGAATGACAGGTCGAGAATGTAGGTTTCATCCCTAACCTGCAGCGCGACTTCGCCCTTGTATTTGTTGACCATGGGCTTAAGCCGCCGCGATCACGTCAAGGGTGGCGGCACTGGTCGCGCTGGTGTCGTCCACCAGATTGGTCGCAGTCACAGTCACCGTGATCGGGTCGCCGATATCGCCAACCACAGGGGTATAGGTCACGCTGGTCGCGCCACCGATTGCAACGCCATCGGCGTTCCACTGATAGGTGAATTCGGGGGAGCCGGACCAGACGCCTTCCCATGCCGTCAGCACCTCGCCAACCTGGGCGATGCCGGAAATTGCTGGCAGCACCGAATTGACCGGCGCGGCAAGCGGCGTGGAAACCAACGAGCCGGTTACCTTGAAGGTCACGGTGGCGGTCATCTTGGCTTCGGTCGGCACCGCCGGGGCGTAAGAGGTCATGATGCCCTTGAATGTCCAGATCGTGCCGTTCACCCAAGTAATGCGGCAAGAGATGCGGCCTGATCCACGGAACCCGCGAATAGCCACGTCGGCCGGCGAGCCGGGGATAAAATTCATCTCGAAGCTGGCTTCGCCCGGGTCGACCAAACCCTCGATAAATTCACGGGTCCGGTTGGGGCTCTGCATATGCGTAGCGTCAAGAACGTCGACGGTATCGCTGGGCGGCGTGATGTTGGTCACTTCGGCCAAACTGGCCCATGTGCCGCCATTGTTGAGCGAGTATTCAAAGAGCGTGCCGTAGCCAATCCCGGCCTGGGTTTCAGCCATGATGAAGATCTCCGATGATGAAGGAAGGTGTAGCGCCCTGCCCACTGGCGCGAAGTAATGGGCGCTGTCGTCAGGCCGCTAGGCCCCACGAAATCATGTAGTCCCGGCTGTCAGTGAACCAGGTATGGGCACCTACCTGGCCGAAGCTGGTGCGATGTCCGACCTCAAAGCACCCCTTAAATTGGTACCCCTGGAAAACACCACTAAAGCCCGACAGGCGGTCTTCCAAAGCGTTGGCAATGGCGCGGGCCTTGGCTGCAGTGGCGTCCCGGCAATCGAACTGGACGCGAGCGGTGGCGAAGCCAGAAGGCCCCAGCATGTGATAGTCCTTCACGCCGGAAACCAGCGTCATGCTGATCGTGCCCTGCGGCGAACCTTGCGGCAGCGTGTCCCACTGGACGCGGTTGCCGACGAGGGCCGCCAGCGGCGCGTGGGCCAGCAAGAGATTGGCAAGCGTGGTTTGCATTTAACCCCTCGCCGCCTTCTTTGCCGCGGCCTTTGCGGCCTTGTCGATGCCGAGCCACAATTCTTCACCTATGCGCTTCAGGACTTCGTCTTTCGTCTCGTCCCACGCCGGCCTTGCGAACGGCTGTGGAGGATGATTGACCGTGCCAAATTCCTGAGTGACCGCTGACGGCCGACTGTCCGGACCGATGAAGCGTTCTTGGTCAGAGCCCTTGGTGTGTGAGGTCTTCGCGCTCGGTGTCAGCGATCCTGAAACGTCGATGGACTCTCGGAGATTGCCTTCCTCCACAGGGGCTTTCGCCCGCATGGACTTTGCGGTGATCTCGCCTGCCTTATCGAGCGCAACTCTGCCAATGGCCCGGCGTTTCGATGCGGTGAACTGGCCCAGCGCATCATCGAGTTGCTTGCCGCCCTCGAAATCCACGGTGACCTTCATTCGTCTGCCGCCGCTACGCCGCTGATCTCCAGACCTTCGCGCCTGCCAAGTTCCTTGATCCCGGCGATATCGAAGGTACCCCCCTCGTAGATCACCCGATCCTTGGCATTGAGCGTCGACGCGGAAGCCGACCAGCGAATCTGGAACCGGATGCTCACCACGGCACCCACCTGGCCGGCCCGTGCTTTCTCGCCATCGCTGGCATACTGAACCGAAGCCCACACCGGGGATGCATCGGGTGTCCAACCCTCGATCGGCTCGTTGTCATCATTGTAGGTGATGCTGAACCGCAGAAGACGTACTTCTCGATCCAAGTCGCCGGCACGCATTCCTACGCCCTCCACGACCGGAACGGCGCCAGCAGCGCCTGCGCCGCGACGGGCACCTCAGCGGCAGCATCACCTACCACCACCGCCTCGCGGTTCTCGTACCAGTGACCCACGATCAGCAGCACGGCCTGCTTAGCTGCGGCCGGTACCGTGCTGACTTCGACCGCATCACCGCCGTCTTCAGGCTCAACCAGGCGCGGCGCGTACCCGGCCGTCACGCGAATGGTGACCGCTTCGGGTTCGCCGTCGGTCGTCGGCCAGTTCTGAGCGTAAATGGCTCCGCTGCGGAGCAGCCGATAGTCCTCACTGGGCATCGTCTGCTCCACGCTGTTCCCGTCACGGTAGACGATGCTGACCACCTCGATGATCGGGGGGAGAGGAAGCGACCCGTCGGGAAAGTCGCCGACTATGTCGATGATCTGAAGCCCGAAGCAATGGCCGAGCCAGCCGTCTGGGCCGTCGAGCCAGCCTTGCGCCGCAGCGATCAAGCCCTCCACATAGACCTGCTCGCCGTCTTCCACGCGCAGGTGATCCTTCGCCTCCTGCCAGGTCACAATGGGCACTGGCGGCTCGACGACACGAGCGATCATGATTTGCGATCCTTTCAGCGGCAAAGAAAAACCCGCTCGAAAGCGGGCCGGTTAATCCTGTTGGGGAGACGCGCTTTCAACAGCCGCTTGCCTGTGAATGCGAACGCACCGGGCATTGCAGGGCCGCGGTGCGCCTCTAGCCAGCTAAACGAGTGCCAAAGAAGATCCGGGGCAGCCAGACCGCCGGCTGGTCGAGTCCCTCACAGCGGTCCGGAGCGGCAGATCGCGTCACTCGATAAGTGCGCCCCAGGCGGGATTCCATAGCAGGCGGTCCCCGCTGATGACGATCTCAGTATCGCTGCTGTTCGCCAGCCGAATTGCGGCGGCGAAGGCCACACCGAGAGGCTCGCAGACGGCCCCTTCGAGGAACACCTTCCCGCCGAAATCGTCGTCAATGCGCGGACCTCGGGCATCCGCCCTTGCGGTTCCGTTGAGCGTCTTGAACAGGTGTAGATTGGATGCGGTGTCTGGCACTGCGTGGGTGTAGCGGAATTGGACCATGATCCACCGCTCCTTGTTCGCCGGATAACCCGACCTGACGTGAGCATGTACAATAGTCCAGAGCTGACAATAGTTTCGCCTGATCACGGCGCAGGGTTAACACATTGGACTCTCTGCCCATCCGTTCACCGGTCCGGAGCAACAGTGTTGCCTTCGCTACCTGCCAGCGCTCGGCCGTGGGAATGCAAAAAGCGGCGCCAACCAAACTCGTGAAGTCGCAGTGTAACCTTGACTACTCCTCGGAGGGAAGTTTAGGTTACATCAGACCATCAGGAGCTTCGCGATGAACACCGTCGAACGTCACTCTCGCCGCCGCAGCACATTGCTGATCCTCAATGCTTTGGCCTTGATCGCTTGGCAGGCGACCGAGATCTCACTTATCCATCGATACTTTGAAGAGGGCTATTTGGCCCTCCTGCCGCCGACTCTGATCATCTTATGGTTCATCACGCTGCTAGCGCTGCTCCTCAAGCCTGCCGAACGCATTTTTCGCCAACAGCTGGAAGATGAATTGACGCAGCACAATCGCCGTAGCGCGATGATAGCGGGCTACTGGTCTGTTATGATGTCCACAGGTCTAGCGCTCGTAGCTGCGGGCACGGTGCAGGTCGAAGCGATAGATATAGCACGTGCAAATCTCATCGTCGGCGCGTCAGTGCCTATGCTGGTCTTTGCATTTCTGGAGCGTTTCGATGGCGTCGGACAGTGAGAAGCTGTGTAACAATCTCAAAGTTCATCGCACGGACGCTGGCCTCACCCAGGCTGAACTGGCAACTTCCGTGGGCGTGTCCCGCAAGACCATAAACACAGTGGAAAACGGTGTGTTCGTTCCATCCACCCTACTCGCACTTAAGATTGCCAAGGTGCTGGGAACTCAGGTTGAGGCGCTATTCTATCTCGAACTGTAGAGCCGGCGTTTAATGGCGGCAGTCGTGCCCACAGCAAGAATTTCCGTCGCCATGCGCAGTGCCCTTACTTCCTGTCGCTCTTGTTCCGCGGCTTGCCTTCAGCCTTGTTGGCCGGCGCAGGCTCAGCCTTGTTTTTGGGCGGCGGTTCGGACTTCAGGCCAGACACGGGAGTGGCCTTGCTGATCTGCACTGCCTCATCCTCCACGGCGTCGGCTTCGTCGAACTCGACCAGGCCCTGAGCCTTCAACTGTCGGGCATGGGTCAGGCTGGTCGGATAGTCGGATTTCTCGGGATGGTGCCCACTGTCGCCGGAGTGTTCGCGCAGCACCTTGACGGTTACAGTCTTACTCATCGGAGCCTCCTGTCAAAATCGGAAACGGGCAGCCGGCGGGCCGCCCGTCAGGTTCTCAGTTCGAGAGATCAGACGATGTTACCGAAGTCGCCATACACGAGCGCGCCGGGCTTCTTGATCGCCAGCGCCACGCGCTCTTCACAGCGCATGGTGTAGAGGTTCTTCTCGAAGTCATCGACGTTCTCGGACGCGATCAGGACCTCAGGCTCCATGCGGTCGTAGAGCGTCTGGAGCTTGAAACCTCCGACCAGGAACTTGTCGATGGTCATCGCCACTGTCGCCACCACCGGCTTGCCCCACAGGCGCGGGCCGGCGAGGTTTGTTGGGTTGGCGAAGACGTAGGCACCATCTGTGGTCTTGGTCAGCTCGATGCCCGCCCAGTCGGCGGGATTGAGCACGATGCCGTCGGTGGGATAGAGCGCCAGTTCGGCCTGCAGCAGGCCCAGACGCAGGATGTCGATCATGTTCGCACCCGCGATCGTGATCGGCGCCGAATAGGCCGTGGCGTTCGGGATCAGGCCAGTGAGGTGCTGGCCGGTACCGTCACCGGTCAGGACTTCCACCTCCTCGGCAATGCCGAGGCCGTAGCGCATTTCGCTATCGACTTCGCCCTGCAGCTGCACCGCGTCATCGAGCGCCTGGCGGGTGAGCTTGGCCAGGTGAGCAATGGTGCGGATCGGCGCGTTGACCTGCTCCCAGATGTAGGCGGAGGTCGGCTTGGTGGCGCCCTCGGCAACCACGGCCGCGTTGTTGGTGCGGGTGGTCTGGCGGGCATAGTCCACCGAGCCGCTGGTGGTCGGGACCACGTTCAGCAGGTCGCGGATCATCAGGCCGCGCTGGGGCAGCCCAGTGACCTCGGTGTCGCGCATGGACCACGCCGTGCCGGCCTGGGCTGCAGTGATGGCCTTCAGCGAAAAGCGGGCGCTGCCCTGGTAGCTGCCGGTCTGGAACGACTTGAACTTGTCGGAGCCGGCAATCTGCTCACCATAGCTCTTGACGTCGTCGCCTTCCGAGCCAGGCTTGCGGGCCATCTTCTGCTCGATGTCGTCGAGCTGGGCCTTGAGCGAGGTCGTGGTGGCCAGCAGCTTGTCGGCCGTCGACTTGGTTTCCTCGCTCAGCTTGCCGGTCTTGGTCGCTTCTTCAAGCGCCTTGTCGGCAACCTCGCGGGTCTCCTTGGTCGATTTTTCCAGCATGCCGCGAACTTCGTCGGCGAGCTGTTCGACGGACTTGGTCTGGTCCGGGTGGCCGGTGCCATCGCGCATGTAGCGGCCCATGGCGCGTTCGGCAGGGGTCATCGCGCCGAGCAGGTGCCCGACGTTCTTGCGATGCATCATCATGGTGTTTGCCCTTTCAGGGACTGGGGGTTGGGTGTGTTCAGCCGGCCTTCAGCAGGCGCTGGAGGAACGTGGCTGCGTCATCCGCCTTCGCCTCGGGATCCCCCCGAAGATGCGGCGTTGCCTTGCTGGCGATGGCCGTCGCAAGGGCTTTCGAGAACCCGGCGTCCCGCAGGAATTCTTCGAACTCGCGGACGGTGGGCAGTGCTCCTCCGTCCAGAATGGCTTTGACCGTGGTCACCTTGGCGGAGAGGTCCATCGGCATGGTGACGAGGGAAATTTCGCGCAGGTCGATCTTGAGCAGCCTGGACACGCCGAACTGCTTGGGATCGGCCACAGCGCCACCGACCGGGATGCGATAGCCGATCGACATGCCGCCCAGAGCCCCGTTCTTCAGCAGCACGTGGGCACGCTTGGCGAGAGGATCCTCGATCAGGAGCTGCCCCCTGACCTTAAGGCCCTTCTTGTCTTCGGAGATGTCCAGCCAAATGCCGATGGGCTCGTGACGATCGTGCTGCCAGAGCATCGGAATATGCCGGCCTGCCGCCGCTGCCTCGGCGAGCCCGTCCTTGAAGGCGCCACGCACGACTGTATCGCCGCCTTGGTCGATGTTGCCGAAGGTCGAGGCGTAGCCCTCAAAGATACCTTCGTCCTCAACCGTGTCCGCCTTGAAGGCGAAGTCGAGCGTTTTGAGCTGCATGGTCATTCTCCGTCACGCAGCGGTGGGCCGCCGTTGTGTCCGTTCATGGGGTGCGCCTTGATGCGCTGGTCGACGATATCGGCAATGGCCTGCTCGATGGACTTCTGCCCGTCGCCGCGACCGAGCATTGCAATGGGCATGAGGTTCGACTGGGCCGTAAGTTCGCCGGCGCCCTCCCGCCTATCGAGGTTTTCCTTGCTGCGGATTTCATTGCGGTCCATCCAGCCGTTCTGGCTGGCCGATGCCCACAGGGCAGCACGTGCGGCGCTGTCGGCGCGCAGCAGGCTTTCGATGTTGTGCTCGACGTAGAAGCGACCGCGATCCACCGGGAACAGCAACTGCTTCTCGATAGCTTGCTCGATGCGCTCAAGCTCGGCGGCAAGGCTGAGGCTCAGCCAGGCCAGCATGATCTGCTCAACGCCGCTCCCGAACATCGTCTGGCCCTGTGCGGCGTGCCCGATCAGGATTGGCGGCACACCGAACCAGCGGGCGATTTCCTCTGTCTGGAAGCGGCGCGTCTCGAGGAGTTGCGCATCTTCCGGGTTCATCGTCATAGACTTGAAAGACATGCCCGGGTCGAGCGGCAGCACCTTGCCGCGCTTGTCCGACCTGGCATAGCGCTCGAACAGAGCAGCGATTTCCTCGCGCTGTCCTTCCTTGAGCTTGATGCCCGTGGCGCTCTCGACGAATCCGGCGAGGGCAAGTCCGCTTGAGAAAGTACGTGCCGCAGCTTCTTCGGCCGCGATCGAGCTCGCCATGGTCTGGCGACCGAATGCGATCGGTGACAAGCCTTCCAAACCACCAGAGCCGAAGCCGCGCAGGTGAAACACCTGGTCCTCGCCCAGATCGCGTTCCTGCCGGCGCAGATCAGTTACCTTGTAGCGGCGGGTGCCGTCCTTGGCGCGGTACGGCCGGCAGAAGTCGGGCTCGATCGGCGTGAGCGCCACCAGCTTGTTGCCGGCAAAGTTCAGGTGCTTTTCTGCATAGGCATTGCCGCGCAGGTTCAGCCAGGTCGCCTGCCCTTCCCAGAACTCCATCGCCGTTTGATCGGCATTGGGGCTGTCGTGCAGGATGCGGTAGAGGTCGTGCCCACTACCATCGGCGCGGGAATTGGTGGCGGTGCGCTCATAGACCTTGCGCGGCAGGCTGCCGATGGTGCGGGCGTTGAGCCGGATGCATGCCCAGGCCGTCGCCAGTTGCATCACCGAATCCACGGTCACCGGCTTCCCAGCCCAGTTGCTGCCACCGACGTCCGCACGAGAGCCGACGGGGATGCCGAAGGGCGGGCGGAAGTAGCTCAGCAGATGCTTGACGAAGCCCTGACGCTCGTGACGAACCAGGTCCATCAGAACATTCCACCGGCGACTTTAAGGAAGTCGTCGAGGTCAGTGCCTGCCTCGGTCGCTCCTGCCACGGCCGGAGCAATGGCATTGATCAAGGCGTCGATGCCGTCGATCTTGTTCGGGCTCATCTTGCTTTCCTTGATCGGGAGAATGGTCTCGTCTCGCCGGCGGTCGACCACGACATTCGAGGCCATCCAGGTCATCACCGGATTGCCATCATGGCGAAGCCGAGCTGGCCCTGCCTTGACGCGGGCTTCCAGTTCCTTCGCCGGGTCGGTGACCGCAGAGGCCTTCTTGTGAAGGATTTCGGCCAGCGTCCGCTCGCCGTCGCTGTGCTTTTCGTTCAGCCGCACCGCCATGGCCTGCGCAGCGGCGAACTGATCGAAGGTGATGCGCCGCACTTCCAGATCTGCAATCCACGTCTCGATCTGTTCCTCGATGACATTGTGGTCGATCCAGTCGCCGGGTGTCAGTTGCAGGTGGTTCTGCGCCACCCACGACCGATAAGGCGCCGGGCCTTTGCCCTCGGCATGATCCGGCTCTTGCAGAACCGCCTCCGGCAGCCAGAACATCGGCTTGAAGATCAGCCGGTCTCTTTCGTCGAACGCCGCCAGCACCAGCGCCGCTATATCGTCCTTGTCTGCCAGGTCGCCGCCGATCCAGCAGTCGAGCCCTCTGAACGCTTCCCAGCTCAGCGCCGGGTCTGCGCACTGGTTCCAGCGCACGATGTTCAGCCAGGCCGAGTGCGCATTGAGCCAGACGTTGAGGTTCTTTGTCTGGAAGTTGCCCAGGCTGCCAGGCGAGGCCCGCGCATCCTTGGCGTCATCCCGCAGCGATTTCAGCGTCGGCGTCACCCCCAGCATGGGGTTGGCCTTGATCCACACCTTCTCGTCGAACGGATCGTCAGCTGGCACGAGAATCTTGCCGGCCTCGTCGAGCACCGCCTCGTCCAGGGTGAAGATGATGCCGAAGTAATGGTCGGCCTCGAAGACCTCTTCCAGCACCTTGGTCAGGTAGGTGCGTTGCTCATAGCAGACGCCGTTCGTATTGAAGCCCGCCGTGGTGATGATCCACATCAGCGGATTGGAGCGGGCGCCGAACGCAGACTTGATGACGTCGAACAGGCCGCGGTCCTTGTGGGCATGCAGCTCGTCGAGGATCCCGACGTGCGGGTTGTGCCCGTCCTGCGTCGAGCCCTTCGCGTTGATCGGCTGCACATAGCCGTCGTTGTCCGCGCAGGTGATAGACTTCGACCAGGGCGTGACACCAAACGCTTGCTGAAGGTCCGGACTGCGCCGCACCATCTTCTGCATCGGGTTGAAGACCTTGCCAGCCTGGGCGCCGGTCGTGGCGCCGATGATCACTTGCGGCCCCACCTCGTTCTCACAGGTCAGGCAGTAGAGCCCGACGCCGGCAGTCAGTGTGGACTTGGCACCCTTACGGGCCATCTCGATGTAGGCGTAACTGAAGCGCCGCTTGCCATCATCCCGGCGCCGCCATCCGAAGATGGTGGTCAGAATGAATATCTGCGCCGGCTCGAGGAACAACGTTGCCGTCTTCCACTGGCCCTCTACGTGCGGCAACTTCTCAATGAAATCGCAGACGTCATCGCCATGCCAGCGGTCGTAGTAGAAGCCCCACTTCTTCGGCTTCTTCAGGTCCCGGAGATGGCGTTTGCAGGCCAGCTTGACCCACTGGCACGCCACGACCTTGCCGGCGACCACGTCCTTTGCCCACTGGAACGCAATGCCGGTATAGTCCCGGGCACCGTGCCAGCCCTTAGCCGCGCTTGCCATTCCGCCCAAAAACGTTGCCTGGCTTCCCTCCGTCCGGGGCGATGCCAACGCGGCTGCGGGCGCCGCCTATGCCGAGCACTTCCTGCATCTTGCGCACCTCAGCGAACGCCGCGATCGGTGGCGTCTCGGCCGCGCGTATTGCCTTCACGATGGCGCCCTGCAGCGAGCAGTAGTTGGCGAACAGCGTGCTGTCCGATTCCGTCGCCAGCTTCACCCGGCCGATATCGTCGAGCCACACCTCGCCCGCCTCACTGGTCAGCCAGTCCGGGCGCTGCGGCGTCGACATTGGTTCTATGATCTGCACCCGACCACCATCGCGGACAGGTTGATATGTACCCTTCGCCTTCTTCTCTGAAGGCAACTGGCGCTTGGGTCCTGGCTGCATTAGTGATCCTTGGGGTAACAGCGAGGAGGACAACACATGGCCAAGTATGATCCGTTGAAGACTCACCTGCTGAAGCAGGATGCTACTGAACTGGTGCTCTCGTTTGCGGACATAGAGGCGGTGATCGACAGCACGCTGCCTGAGTCGGCGGAGCGCCCACAGTTCTGGGCCAACATGGCCAACGACGTCGGACACGTGCAACGCGAGGCATGGCGAAGCGCCGGCTACAACGCGTTCCTGATGGCTGGCGAACGTCGCGTTCGGTTCGTGCGGCACGCCAGGTAGAAAATCGTCTCGCTGCCGAAGTTCAATTTGCACGCGGCTATTTTTGACTGGGTCGCCGGTCTAGAGCCCGTTACCCTCTGGACTTTCTGCCCACCCTCCCCTGATCTACTCACCAGGGGGATTGCCTATGCTGATCGACACGTCCGCTATTGAACTCGCCAATGAGCATTTCCTGACTGCTGACCAAGATTCCATGCAGAACGTGGAATTCGCCAACCTCAGTGCGGCCCTGCTTCGGAGTGTTGTTCACCTCAACCTCGACAGCAACGATGAGGTAGCGATGCGTAGGCTAGGCGTGCGGGTGATCAATGCGGGAGGAGCTTGTGGCGCATTAGTTTTGGCAGGCTTCTATGAGCCGGCTGCTGCTCAGATAAGAGACATCATCGAGGTCGGTTGGCTCATCGACCTATTCAGTCGCAAGCCCAAGGAGATAAACCGTTGGCGGGTATGCGGGATCGACGCCCGCCGCCGTAACTTCTCGGCATATGAGGTCCGCAAGGCGTTGAACAAGCTAGACGCAGAGGAGCACCCCCGCCTTAGGGATCCTCGCAACTTTCGCGATCTACGGGACGAGTACTACCAGCTGTTCAGCCGGTATGGCACGCATGCGGACCCAGACCACATCGACCTATCGTCACCCGGACGAATGACACAAACGGGGCCGTTCTCAGACGAGACGCGTGCGAAAGCTTTCAGCGTAGAGCTTGCTCGCTATCTCGCGCCGCCTGCACTCTACCTGGCCGCGTGGGCGGGCAAACTCGACCATCTGCCTCGTGACGCCGATGCAGCTGCATATCAGGCTGCGTTTGTCGCCTTCCTCGACGCCTTGGATCGATGGAAGCTTTCGCCGGCAGGGCAATCAGCTCCCGTGTGATTCCTCCTGCTGCTTGACCCGTGAGTGGCAGCGCCATGGTGCTTGATCGCACAGCGACTGCAGCTCGCCGTTCCAGAACAGGTCCTCATCACCGCGATGGGGCTCGACATGATCCGCAACCGTGGCTGCCGTGATCCTGCCTTCTCGCAGGCAGTAGGCGCACAGGGGTTCGTCGAGTAGCTGCTGCCGACGCCGGCGCTGCCAAGCGGCGGTCTTGTACCAGCGTCGCCAGGGTCGCTGGTCCCTGCGGTCGTCATAGACCCGTCGCTGCTGGGCTCGTGTCTGCTGGCCTGCCGGCTTCTGCTGAGGTGGCTTGCTGGGCATCAGTGGCTCCAGTAAATAACCAAGTGCTCCTTTGTCAGATGCAAGGGGGGCTTAAAGGGGAATGGAAATGGCCGTCTATTTGGTTACGTGGGACTTGAACCGCGCGCAGCCGGACTACAACAGCGCCCGACAAAGACTTGTGGATCATCTTTCTAGGTACGAACACGTCAGAGATAGCGGGCTGGATTCTGTTTGGTTTATCAGCTCCGCAGCGACGGCCGATTCTCTTGATGCCGCTATTCGCAAACACATGGATAACAATGATCGGCTCATTGTCACGAAGCTTGTCAGCGGACAGCATCAGGGTTGGCTAGATCCAGAGGTTTGGAAGTGGATCTATGCTCGGGTGTGAGAGGGGGGATACCGTTCATGATGCGCCTCCTTCAGCAGCGGTCCTGAGACTCCGGTGTGGACATGTTGAATTGGTTGAAAGAACAGACTGAACTCTACGAACTCAACCGCTCCTTACGCCTGACCTCGGCGGCTTTTGCCAAAGAAAGAGCAGCTGGCAAGGCGGCTGGTCTCCCGGGATATGAACTCGCGCAAATTGAATACGAGGAGCATCTAGAGACGGCGCTCTATTATGATGAGATTGAGTGGATCAAGACCAAGCGGCTTATTCGAACTGCTGTTCGCTACTCCGTGCCGATCCCTACCCGAGCTGAAGGCGAGGATTGGGAACAGTCCCGCCACCTCGGTCACTGGCTACTGACGCCAGTTGGCGCCACCAAGCTCCGGCGTGAAGTAGCGGTCGAGGTCGACATCAGGCAAAAGCCTTGGCTTAACTGGCTAGCTGTAGCCATCAGCGCTGCGAGTCTCGTGGTTGCCCTCTTTGCACTTGGCTCGGCCTAGCCGCCACATCATGCCCACATTGTGGATTCAGCCTCGCTCGTGTCGACTCACACCCGAGGGGACGGTCATGGCTAGCAAACCAAAAGCGGAAATTACGGCGGAACAGCAGGAAGCCCGCCTCGAAACACAAAGGCGATACCGAGCCCGGAAGAGGCAGGAAGACCCCGAAACTTTTTACGCGAAGAACCAGGCTGTTGCCGCTCGATACTGGGAGCGGCACAGAGAGCGCCTGAATACGTACTATCGAGAACGCGAAAGAGAACGACGGGCGTTCGCTACCCCAGAACAGCTTCTGGAACTTAGTGCGAAAGCGAAAGAACGGTATCACCGCAATAAAGATGCCGACCCCGAAGGTTTCCTGCAGCACCAAAACGAGCGTCAGAGGTTGGCTCGATCAGTGAAGATGGCCAAGGACCCCGAGCAGGTTCATGCTGCCGAGCGGCGGCGCGATCGCGGCAGTTCCCCTCTCAAGGATGCGACAGGACGCAAGCTCTACGCGGATTTGCGGCGGGCGGTGCCGACTACTTGGGCCAGACAGGATCGCGACGAGGTCATCGGTATGGTGTTGATGGCTGTGTCTGATGGAACCGTGCGCGTCAAAGACGCCGTCGGAGCCATCAAGAGGTACACGACCCAAAACAACCGAGATTACGACACGTTCAAGAGCGTTTCCCTTGATGCTCTCCACCCCGAGACTGGCAAAGCCTGGATCGACAATCTCGACAGCGAAACGCCGCACTTCTGAGGTAGCCGCCGCTGCCATATCCGTCTCTATGTGGCACCATTTGCCGCGCCCTCCCGTTGTGCCGTCAGACTGCCCACGAACAACTGGAGAGGTCACATGGAGAAGATCATCAACACCTATGAAGCCACCGCATCGGGAGGAGCCTCGGTGACCGTCTATGAGATCGAGGAGAACGGCATCAAACGCATGCAGCTTTCAGACGGCCGGCCGCTCAAGATGGTCGGTGACCGTGAATTCAAGATCGAGGGCACCGACGAGGTGTTCCTGCTGGACCGGCCTTACTCGCTTTGAACAAGAGTGGCAGCGGCCGGCCACCACAATGCAAAAGGCCCGCCGAAGCGAGCCTTGGAATTCTGGTCGTGATACTGGCGTTCGGCGTCTCTGCGCCCGGGTCTCTCGCGGCTCGGGTTTCGCGGTGCTGCCACCGGCCTGCCAACGGATCAGAGATCATCCTCCTGCGAATCTACGCGACCCGGGACATACTTTCAAGCGCCATCGGCATTTCGCGTTCGGTGTTGAACAGCTTCAGGACGATCGTTGCCATGGTGCCATTGATCTCTATCACGCGGACCTGATGGTCGCGGAACGGGCCTTCGAGGATCTCGACATTGTCGCCGACGCCGAACTCTTCCCGGGTGCGCATATGACGCTGCTCGGGTGGCGCTCGCAGTGAGCCGTTCGAATATACAGGAGCGAACTTGGCGAAGGCGTCTCGGTGCGCTTTGTGCGGCCGGCCTTTGTGCCCGATGACGCCCAGGATCAGCGGGAAGTCACCCAGCCAATACCAAGGCGGCATCGTTCCTTCGGGGAAGCCCGCGAACAGGTGGCGAGGGACGACGGGAAACGCCATCTCTTCCTTGAGCTTCCGGCTCTTGGTGTAACGGTTCGTCGACCGCCAGCGCGTCTCAGTGGGAATGAAAGTCGCAATTCCCCGACGGCGCAGGATATGCGCGCAGGTGTATTCCTTTTGCGGGGCTGTGACGAACGCGTACCAGTCGAGCTTTACGTCGACGGTGGTCACCAAATCCTTGGTGACGATGAGCTTGGACATAGATCGACCTCTCGGATGGGAGAGGTCGGGCAGGCTGGTGTGACGTTCACATCTTACATTTGGCTGTGCGCGGCACAAGTCCTTGCAAGGAGCACTGAACACTAGGCGGTGTGGACAAAGTGCCTGATCCAAAGTCGGATGGATGCGACGAGCACGAAGCCGAGGAAGCTGTCGGCGGTCTTATCGTAGCGGGTGGCCAGTCGGCGGCTGTGTTTCAGCTTTGAGAA